ATTAACGCTCAAATCTCTGGCAAACAAAATAACCTCAATACCGAGAATGGCATTAACTCCGAGATCAGCAACCTCAAAAAGCTCCGTGGAGAGGCAGAACTGGGTAGCGAGGCATGGAAAACTTATAATGACCAGATAACCACTCTGGAAAAGAAGCTCTCCACCGCCACTGGCAAAGGCAGTCGAGGAGGTAGGGGTGGTGGTCGCTCTGGTAGCAATGACGCTGCCAGGAATGCCGAAACCTTATTGCAGAAACAGCTCCAGGCTGCAAAACGCCTGGAGGAGGCTCGTATTGCCATTATGGAGGATGGATATGAGAAACGAAAGGCTCTTTTGGATCTCCAGCTCAAAGAACAAATAGAGGCTATCAAAAAAGAGGAGAAAGAACTGGCAGATGCCAGGAAAAAGGCAGGAAAGGGTGGTTTGACAGCAAGCGAAACCCAGGGGTTTGCTGATCGTAGAACTCTGGCTGAACAAAGCAACCAGAGAGAGCAACAAGCCCTCATTATTGCGGAGATAGCTGAAAAGAAAAAGCAATACCAGCTCTATTGGAGGTGGGTTGAGAATATGGGTAAAGATGTTGCCGATAAACAGTTTGCCACACTCTTAACCAGCGGTGCCTCCTATAAGGAATATCTGGATAAACAGATCCAGGCTCTCAAAGATAAGCAAACCTCTGGGCAAACCCTTACAGATGGGGAGCAACAGCAACTCTTTACCCTGGATCTCCAGGTTAAGGAGATCTCTGGTGCCAAATCTGCTATGGATCTTTTCAAGGATAGCGTAACCAGAACTATCAACCAGGCTCAAACTCTGGCAGAAAAACTGGAGGCGATTGCTGCTGCTAAAGAGAAACTGGCAAATGGTAAATCTGGGCTGGTGTCGGAGGATGATATTGCTGCTGCCAATCTTTTCCTCTCCCAGGAGGATGAGAAAAACCAGCAAGAATTGGAGGATCGGGTGCTCACTCAATTCCGAACATTTGAGGAACAGAAAACCTCAATCCAGAATGAGTATGCTCTGTTAAGGGCGGAGGCTCAACGCCTCAATGATGAGGAGAGGATCAAACAGATCAACCAGGCGGAGAATGAGGCTTTATCGGCTCTGAACTCCTCATTCCTCATGCAGAGCGAAAGCTGGAAAAACCTCTTTACGGATCTGGATGCCCTCACAGTGGAACAGATAGATAAGCTGGTAAGGGAGATCCAGGATAAGCTCAACACAGCCGATCTGAAACTCAATCCAGCCGATCTGAAAGCCGTTTTGGAAAAGCTGGATGAGGCAAAGAGCAAGATCCTGGATGTAAACCCTTTCAAGGCTCTGGGCAACTCTCTAAGAGAGGTATTCAAAACACAACAGAATGGCTCAAAGAAAACCTCCAAGCAAATCAAAACCGACTGGAAAAACCTCTCAAAATCTACAGAGGCTTGTTTCGATTTCGTGAATGATGCCATTGCCAGTTGTAGTGTGCTGGATGATCTCCTGGGTGATTCTGGCAAGGCTACTATGGAAATGATCCAGGGTGTTGCGATGGCTGGTATCGCCATGTCTGCTGCCATTAAATCTGCTGAAAAGGGATCCGTGATCCTTACAGCCATATCCATTGCACTCCAGGCTATCAGTTGGATTGCCGGGCTTTTCAACAATGATGAAAAGATTGAGAAAAGGATCCAGAATATCCAGCGTAACATTGATGCCCTCTCCAACTCCTTTGACCGTATGCAACACGCAGCGGAGCAAACCTACTGGGTGTTTACCGATGAGGAAAAGGAGGCACATGAAAAGAGGCTCAATGCGATCCGTGATCAGATTGCAGCCCTGGAACAGCAAGCCGTTGTTGCTGCTCAATGTTGGAATTTCGTAGAGTATGCCCGATTGACCAAACAGATCAAGGAGCTGAAATATGCCCTGGAGAAAGAGGGCAACAAAGGTGATATGTTCCAGCTCTATGAAATGCAGAAACAGAACCTCAAAGAACAGCAAGAGCTGATCAAACAGCAAATCCAGGCGGAGAAAGGCAAAAAGAAAACCGACTGGGATAAGATTGCTGAATGGGAGGAGGCTATCAAGGATATAGATACCCAGTTAGAGGATATGGAGCGGAGCATGATGGAAACTCTGGCTGGTACTGATACCAAGTCCGCCATTGATGAGTTTGCTGATGCTCTGGTAGAGGCATATTGCCAGGGAGAGGATGCAGCGGAGGCTCTGGGTGCCAAGACTAAGGAGGTGCTTAAAAATGCCGTTGTGGAGGCTCTGAAAAGGCAATTCCTGGCTAAGGCTATAGATGAGGCTGTACAATTCCTGGGGAGTGCTATGGAAGATGGCACCCTGGATCCCTGGGAAAAGTCCAAGTTTGAGGCTATGGTGAATGCTGCTGGCGAAACATTTAACAATGCTCTGGAGGGCATTGGCGATTGGATTAAGGATATGGATGAGGCTGGAGAGCAAGAGGATGATCCTCTGAAAGGTGCGATCAAGGGCATGAGTGATCAGCAAGCGGATGTGCTGGCTGGCAGAGCCAATGCCATTGTAATAAACCAGAGTGAAATGATCTCTATCGGTCGATCCTCTCTGGTGCTCCAGGCGGAGATCGCAGCGAACACCAAGGCAACCGCTGAAAAGCTGGATGCCATTCATACGACTATCAAAAATTTGGAAAATAACAACTCCCTGCTATCCCAGGGCATATCGTAACGCTATGAACTTAATAACCCAACTCAAAGAAGATGGCACCGCAAAGGGGCTATGCAGACCGTGGAGGATGAAACTCCAGCAAGGAATGTCTGTAGAGGATCTGGCAGCTCTCTACATTAAGGGCATTGATTTCTGTATCTCCGAGGATTACCCCACACTGGATTTTTTGCGTGATCACTTCAAGGGATCATGTGAGCCATACGGTGTATTCGTGGATGATGAGGTGAAATTGAGCAACGCTCCAGATGTAGTGCTCAATGGTGACTGCAAGGCTCTCCTGGAGTATGATGGTTTTGCCGTTTCCAGGATCTTTGCCAGGCACAACTCCCAGGGAGCCGTGAACGTGTCCGATAATGCCTATGTGACAATAGATGCCTTTGACAACTCTAACCTGGTGATTGCCGTGGCTGGTAGTGATGCCCAGGTTATAGTGAATCTATATGGCAACGCCCAGGTTGAGGTGATCGGCTCTGGGGTTGAGATTAAGAAACATAATAAAAACACCTACTGATATGATAGATAATTCCCTCATACTTCATTTGCCTTTCCATGATCCAGACGGATCAAAGGCTTACGACTACTCCCAGAGTAGAGCCGATGCAACGCTCTCTGGCGATGCTAAACTCATAAAAGATACGGATGCTGGCA